GGATTTACTTCTATGCCGGGCTCGAAGACCAGGCCATCGAAGTTTCTGCGACCTTTCCACTCCATCCACATCTGGGCGACAGCCTTGGACTTATCGCCGATCTGCAACTTGTTGGCCGCGTGCATGTCCAGGAATGACTGCTTGTTCATTAGATGGAAGGCATAATCGCCCTTCCGATCCGTGGTCTCCCACAAGATGTTCCCGGTCCCGCCGGCAAAGACGAAAGCGAAGCTCTTATTCAATTTTTGAAAAGGGTGGATTTTGCCCTCTGTGGCGTCTTCCTCAGCTTCCTCCACTGGGGGGAAAATCGCCTCAGGCGCAGCAACACCTTGGGGGTCTTTCCCGTAGCGAAATGCATTATTGACTTTGGTCTGAAGCTCGTCCTGAGACCATGGGGGAGAGCAACGCTCGTTCCAGGAGGCCATCAGATCGAGCGCCTGATCGGCGTCACACCCCAAATCCTTCAGATGAAGGGCAACCTTGTAAGTCTCTGCATCCCCACCCTGGCCTTCGGTGGCGGTAGGAGCGTAGGCTGCGAGCCACTTGGCTGCCCGCTGGGCCGCGCGCTCAGGTTCGATGTTGGTAAGGGCCTTCGTTTGGGATGGGTCAGAGGTACGGGCAGCGCCGAGGCGGGATATTAACCAGTCCGGAGCTGGCGCAATGCGAGCCTGGTGAGTGATCTCATAAGTCTTGCCGTCGATGACGCTGCCTGGACCCAGGACGTAACCGCCCAGACTCCTTGTGTCGATGCCGGAGCCCAAGGTGTCAACCCCCTGTCGCAAAGCCTTGGGCACCCGGTAATACAGGTGTTTTCCGCCCGACGGCGTTTGGATCTCAAGAGTCTCCGGTAGCTCGAAACCATCCATCTCCAACTGGAGGAGAGTCAGATCACCGCGCTTTTTGGCCTTTATGTCCACATCTACGACCACAAGAGCTTCGCCCGCGGCGAAGTGAGATGTGGAAATTCCAATGTTTTTCGCTTGGCCATTCCACCAGGCTTCGACCCGCTTTGGGTCCGTGGTCGCTCGGTTAGGGAAATCTTTAATCGCCGGGAGCTTGCCATTGACCGCGCATGGAAATACGCTGAACCCACTCTGGGCCAGAAGAGCCGCGAATTTGGATTGCTTGGTTACCACTCACTCACCCTGTTCGTGCTGAGAAAACCAAAATTCAATCATGCAGTTAAAAGACACAGCGGCTAACTGATGTTTCAAATCCCCGAAGTGGTCGTGCTTGACCCCATCTTCGTAAGCCGTGATGTGCCGGTATGCGTGGAGCATATTCATGCCCCTCTGGTGCCGTGGATTCGTGCGAGACGTATCCCCGGTAACTTCAATGACATCGTCCCCGAACTTCTCATGGCCCAGGCGGCCGATGTCGTTCATGAGGGCGAGAAAATCAGGATTGAGAAACTCATATTGCTTTGGCTTGGCAGCGAGTTCACGCTCTAAAGCGACAATGCGCGCAGTCTGCTGATTGCACGTCTTGAAGGCCGAGGCCACATCCTCACGTAAAGAAGCCTTGACTTCTTCGTTAGTTGCACCGAGATTGTCAGATTGTCTCATTGAAATCCCTTCTTCGGGTCCGGCTTATACCGCTCCCCGCATTTGCTGCAATAGGTCTCGCGCTCCTCGAAGTCGTACAGAATACGCTCGCCCTCGTCGATGGTACGAGTGCAGGAGACGCACTCACCTTTGAATTTTGCGGTCATCCAGTTCATATCAGACCCTCTCGACTTCTTCAAATTCAATTCCCGCTTCAGTAAACATTCCCTGGGCTAACGTCCAATCGACTTCCCACTTGCTTGGCTTGGCTCCGCTCAGGAACACGACACGGCGCACGCCAGCCTGAATGAGCAGTGAGGCACACTGCGCGCAGGGTGGCAGCATGACATAAGCTATGCTTCCTTTGAGAGCATGACCGTTCCGCGCCGCCGCGGCTACAGCGTTTGCCTCCGCATGAACGATGATCTTCAGCTTGGTCTCGCGGTCGTGCAGTCGGTAGTCGTCGGCAATACCGCGGGGGAAACCGTTAAAACCACCAGCGAGTTGGTTATGATCTCCATCGGTGATGACACAGCCGACTTTGGTGGACGGATCTTTGCTCCAAGAGGCGACGAGCTTTGCTACGTCGAGAAACTTCTTATCCCAGTTGTTCACTTAGTTACCCCTTCCTATATCTCAATCCGTGCCATCCCTCAGCGGACAGGGGCAGACCAGGCGCATAACTCGGTGTTGCGGACATAATCGCGATCATACGCTCAAGAGCGTACTGCGCGCGAAACTTCTGAACTTCAGCCACAGGCTCATCATGCACGTGGAACACGATAGAAATGTCTTCAGCTTCTATAGCGACCATCGCAGTCGCCAACAGATCGCGGCAGAACCCCTGCGTCGCGTTCTCGGCCAGCGGACCGCCGTGGGTTGACACGCGTTGCCATCTTCCCTTCGCGTTAAGGTCAGGCAGAGTCTTCAATTTCTTTTTCTGCGTCTGATCCACAACCGTCATGAAGGTGAGAGCCTCTTTCTCCGCTCCCCAAGGAGTGATGACCGTGCGGATCTCTGGGTACGGGTAGCAGAGAGCGCGACCGCTGGGCAGCAGCATCCACAGGAACGAGCCGGCCTTGCGGAACTTCACCTGACGGCTTGCAGGGCCAACCGCATAGACGCCTGTCGATTGCATCGCGTCGAGCGCGGCGCGCTCCAAGGCATACCAATAGGCGACCGTCTTTTTGTTTGCTTCACGCCACGCCTTTACGATTGTCAAAGCCTCGTCGTCAGGAACTGTCACGTTGTAATTCTTAGACATAGATTGGAACGCGCCAACTGAACCCCCGTATCCTAAAGCCAAAATCGAAACTTTTCCTACAAGTCGTTGAAACCAATTGACTTCCTCCAGAGGCACGTGATAAATTCCGGAAGCAGCGTGCTCATATATTTTCCCGTGGGTGCGGAAAATTTCAAGCACGTTGTCCTGCCCGGCGAGCCATGGGAGCGCGCGCGCTTCAACCTGGGAGAAGTCACAGGCGACCAGCTCGTTTCCCTCGGCGGCAATCAGCATCCCACGAATGCAGTCCGAGACGGCGGCCATGCTCGGCCCGTAAAACACATCGAACATTTCCTTGTTGTCGAGCATCGAGAACATGGACTCGACATCTGAGAACTTCGTTCCCAAACGCGGGCGTGGAAGGTTTTGGATCTGCACTCCCCGCCCGGCCCATCTCCCCGTCGATGCGGCGTGAAACTGGTGCAGGTTGCGTATGCGGCCGTCCGCCGACGCCTTCTCCTTCATGGCGATCAACTTTGCGGTCGAGGACTTCGCCGCTTCCTGGCGGAGCTCCAGCGCGCGACGCACGGCTGGGGGCAGACTTATTTCCTCAGTAGCCGTAAGCGTGAAGCCCTCAAGTTCGATATTATCTTCTTTGATTCCAGCCAAAGCGTTCAGCACATCAGCCTTGGCCAGGCCGTCCATCTCGACACCCTGAGACTTGATCCACTTGCCGAGCAGTTGGACCTCGGTGCAAGAGCCGACCACACCCCCCGTGACCTTGAGCATCTCGCCGTCCAGCCGCTTCTTCTCCGACTGGATGATCGTAATCGCTTTCTCGACGCTGACGAGATCGCATAGTACGCCACGGTTGTTGATCTTGTAGTCCAGTTCCCACAGGTCGCACTCGGAGGGACTGAGTTCCATCAGCCGGTCGAGACACGCCAGTTCGGTGCGCACGTCCTGCTTGTTGTAGCTGTAGAGTTTGAGGAACTTGTCGAGGTCGTCTTCCCGGCGCCACATGCTGCCATCTTTTTTTGGTTTGCTGAGTTGCAGCATGACCCGGTGGCCTTCGGCGTCCTTGCGCTGGTCCACCCCGAGCGCCGGCGCGGCGTCATCCAGCGCACCAGGCAAAGCCATGGCATAGGCCCGCACCATGGAGCAGCGGACCTGGTGGATAGAAAGGGGAAGCCAACCATATTTCTTGACGCAGCAGAGATTCCAGATCGCCAGCTCAAAGGCTGCGTTCCAAGCAGTGATGATGCCACCTTGAGCGATGTGAACTTTTAGATCCTCGGGGAAAGGCTCGCCTTCCACCCAGGTTTTGATATGCTCGGGGTCAGGACCGTAAGAGAGGCAGTGGACCCCGGTGGAGGGATCTGTGGCATAGTTATGCAAGCCTGCTTTCTTCAGGTCTACTTCGGAAAACGTCTCAAAATCGATGCCCAGGCTTTGCATAATGAGGGATTCTCTCTGAAGCAATTTACACTTACAATTTAGGACAAGGGATCGACGCTGCCCGGCAAAGCCAACCCAACGGGTTCCGGTAACGCCTTACCCGCGATGCCTTGCAAGTCACCGAACATTCCCGTGGTGGACGTGAGAATTCTTTCAATCTGCGTAGCACGCTTGGCCCACTGACGCTGCATGGATTTTTGCTCGACTGCCAGATCCTCGTTCATCGCGGTAAAAGATTCCACCAACGCTTCGACGCGATGCCGGAACTGAGGGCCTGTGACATAAGCGTAAACCTCTTCGCTTTTCGACAGCATCCCAGCCTGCACCTGCTTGGTGTTGTGCACCGCGAGCAGCGTGGCGCGTAAAGCGAGTGCCAAGGTGGTAGCCAGCAGCGGCGCGCACACCCATACACTGTCAATGCAGCCAAAGGACGCGGCGCTCAACTCCTCGGGAAGGGTTTGGCTCACAATAACCAACAGGTCGGCTTGAGCTTTGCGTCCATCCTCACGCAGTTTTGGGAGCCATCCGTCGCTCCAGTTTTTAGTGCGTTTGGACTCCCACAGAATGAGGCCACAATGCGCGCCTGTAGACGATGCAACGACCTGTGAGCAATCGGCGCCGTTGACGCCCTTGGCAACCTCGGTAATGGAGTCGAAGGGGAATGCGGCCGTAAGTTTAGCCTGCAAGTCCAGTTCCTGCACCTCGCCCTGCATTTGCTGACTTCCTTGGGTGATCTTCTGATTCAGCTCCTCGACCTTCTTCTGCATAGACTCCAGCAGGGTATCCTTCTCCAGGAGCTTCAATCGGTTCGCTTCATCAGCATCGCGTCGGGCAGCATCGCGAGCCGCGCCAACACCCTCACCGATACGACGTTCCACGGTCAGTTCAAGTTCGCGCTCCCGGTCATCAAGCTCGCGCTCCTTGCGCAACGCTTCGGCCTGGGCTTTCTGAGCCTCGGCGAGCTTGGCGCGTAGTTGTTCAGCTTCTTGCCGCGCCTGCACGGCAATTCCTTGCTCGCGGGCGAAGTCGTCAACCACGAATTGCTTAGCTTTGGCCGCTTCTTGAACCCGTATCTCCTGAGCCTTCTCCAACACCTTGAACTCAATGTCGCGCTCGATGTCTGCCTTGACAAGGTCTGCATCCATCTTGGCCGTGCGGGCGGCACTCTCCGCCGCGTCCACACGAGCCTGCATCTCAGACCGTACTGCCGCTACCATGGGCGCGGCAAGGCTCTCGGTCAAAGGAATCTCATTCCCGCATTGCGGGCACTTCAAAGTGGCGTCACTCATTTTGTTCTCCCTATGAATGAAAAATAGCCTAAAAAATGGGATTTATATACATAAGTCCCTTGTTGGTGCGGGTGATCGAAATATCACGACCGCAGATGGGAATGGAGCGGAGTTGCTATGTCCGCCAAACTTCAAACGTCCGCGAATGAATCGAATCTCGCCCTTCATGCAAAAGTCGTGCCACGCTACCGTGTCGGTGCGCGAAGGAAGCAAGCAAACAACCGTTGCCCCCCTCTGCGCCGAGAAAAAAGCCTTCTTTATCCACTTCGGCATCTCGCGGCCATAAGGCGGATTCATCCAACAGACGCCGCTCCACTCCTGCTTCAACCCGTCCATTTCAGGTGTGAAGAACCGGGCGCACTTGGCGTTGTCAGCGGTGGCGCACACGTCAGTAGCAAAGCCAAACTCCGCGTCGAGGGCATCGAAGATGCTTTGTGGTGTCTCCCACTCACACTTCGCGCTAGAAAACATGAGATCGGTGTTCATGCAGCCTCCAAGGGACTCAAGTATGTAATTCCCTAAAAAATCAGGGGGCCTGAGCTCGTCTTTGGCCCCCTGTCTATTCCGCCTGGTTATCCGAAGATGCTGGTTGCAGTCTTTCCGCTGCCGCCGGTGGCGCCCGCTGGCACATCGACAGGCTCGAAAGCCTTGGACGCCGGGATGCGGCCGCTGCCGAGCGGGTCGTCGTCGCGCAGCTTCTGCACATTCTGGAGACCGAACGACACTCCCTTGTTACCAGCGTTCTCGTAGGCAAAGGCACGGACCTGGGCGCGATACCATGCGCCGGAGTACACGTCGCTGTCGTCGATGATGTCCTGGAGCTTGGCGTCCACAATGCCAGGCCGCCGATCCTCGTTCGCTGAGAAGCTCATGATGACCCAATCGTCTCCAATGCCGATGATGGGGTTCTCCAGTTCCTCGTTCAGGCGGAACGGGCTGCGCAGGGTCTTGGGGATCTTGTCGCCCCACTTATCCTTGGCCGCGGCCTCGGCTTCCTTCTTGAGCGCGTCCAGCTTCGCCGTGGGCGGGAAGCAGGCGCGGATGCTGTACTTTGGTTTGTTGGTTGTGCCGTCCGCGTTCTTCATGCTGGTAGCCCTGAAGACGCTGATGAAAGCGGCGCGAAATTCGGGAGTGATAAGGCTCTCTGCTGCCATTTTGTTGCTCTCCTTGTGGTTGTTGAGTGTTGGTTGTCATTGTCGGTTATCGGCTGGAGCGCGAGAGCGCAGGGCCTTACGAAATTTATTTCACAGCGGGGATATACTTTGAATGCAACTCCTGCTTCGTCAAAGCGTCGTTGCCATCTCCCGCCAAAGCATAATCGTCCACCGCGTTCAAACGAAAAGGACTGACGATGACCCGCGGCTCCACATACATCGGTGTGAACTCTCCTTTAGTGGAGGCACATATCACCCAGGTGCCTTCCGCTGTCGGAGGCATAAACAGGCCATTCGGTTCCGACTGAGGAAGGGTTCCGTAGCTTTGACTGTAGCTCTGAGCAACCTTCTCCGGGTTACTGTACTGCACTCCATAGGGCAAACCGTAGCCCATAGAATCGCACACGTGATGGAGCCTGCCTTGAAGATCTACCAGGTACGTGAAAGTTGCTACGTTCTTATCACGCATCTCGTAGAGACGCTTCATGACCTTCTTCTCAGTGAAGTTTGTTATGCCTGGCATTCCTGCCTGGGCGTTCGCTTCCTGAGACATTTGTTCCTGCTGGCTCTGCTGAGCTGCATCCGATGGAGGCGCGCTACTACCACAGCCTTTGTCATCAAACGCACAGCACGTGAGAACCACCGCCGCCAAGGTTCCTACCAAAGCAAATTTCATTGTTCCCTCGCTTCCTGAACGCAAGACTGCTCATCCGCTGGCAACTTGGTCAAATCGATTGTGGAGGCTTCGTTGCGGATTTCTCCAGCCAGGGCAGACCTTTGCGAACCATCGGCTTTGCGAAAGGCAAAGCACTCCTGCCCGATATTCTGAATCTTGCCTTGAACGTAACTTTGAGTCTCGACGAAGACTTGCCTCCGCGCGTTCTGTGTCTTCACACCCCAAAAAGCCACATCCCACAAGCCAAGCGCGAAACCAAACTGGTCGAGCACGATCACCAGGAGAATCGCTAAGATCAGACCTCCCACTCCAATAGCAAATTTCTTCATTCCCACACCTCGTATTGCTCAATCTACTTTTTCGAGCGCTCCCCGACTTACTAATCCAAAATACTGACGCCCTCCCCGGCGGAGCCTGTGTCCGCCGCAATTGCCGGAGTCTCTGCTAGAGCGCCAAATGCGGCCTTGGCATCGATCCTCACAGGATCACGCTTGTCGCTGACGTGGACCAGGGTATGACCGCTGGACTTACGCTCGACAAAAGGCTCAAGCATGGCGTCCCGTTCCTTGGCGTTCTTGCCGGGGGCGAGTTTCACAGCATCACCGATGTTGATGAGCTCGGCCGGCTTGAACAATTCAGTGGCTTCCACCCCGAGGGTCTTCGCGATGCGCGCCGGAATAACATCGTCCTTCCATTTACGCACCGCGGTCTTCTCGACCAGTTTGTAATCAGGGATTTCGTTGCCCTTCTCAGCTTCACCATAAGCAAATTCGCGGGTATTCTTGATCCAGCCTTCCAGAATCGGAAGGAAATCGAGAGTGCGCGCCAGCGACAGGGGGTCGTAGGATGGCTTGGCTAACTCGGTGCCTGGTGAAAGAACTTCGCCTGCCGGAGCTACGGAAAACACCTGTTTGGCCAAGGCTTGCGCTTTGTTTTTCAGCGCAGGGCATTTGGGAGAGGCCAGGCACCAGCGGCAACCCTTCTCGGAGGGTTTTAAGTAGGTCTCATCCCAACCTTTCGAGTCTTTGGAATTCTCTGCCAACGTGACGCGCTCAACTGCGTCCATCACGTCGGCGTGCAGGTCCAACAGCTCGGTGGTGTCAAAGCCAACGCTGCGCACAAATCCGTCTGGATGCTCGTAACGCGGCTGAACAATGCCGATGTTCACGACTTTCGCGGGCAGCTTCATGGCCATCAACGCGGCCAGGGCATAAATGCGGAGCTGCACGCTCCGACCCACATCGACAGATACGCCAGCACCATACTTCAAATCGCGCACGTAAATTGTAGACGTGTTCGAGTGCCATGAAATGAAGTCCGCTGTGCCGTAAACATCTTCGCTCACCGCAACTTTCTTCTCCACAAAAACCTTGCTTCCCTTGCCAGCAAGGTTTATGCACTCGTCAACGTAAACCTTGACGTGCTTTTTTATCTCCACCTCTTCTGGTGAAGTGGGGGAGGGTTCGCTTCCATGCTGAGCGAAGTACAAGGTCAGCCATCGCTCGGCAAAAGCATGAGCTCTAGTGCCTTCCGCCGCGTACTCGGATTCGCTCTCGGGCATTCCTTCCGAGAGCACGACCGAGCCAGGGCAGGTCATCCATCGCTCCGCCCCGGAGGGCGGGAGTTTAGAATGTTCAGAGGTGTGAACAAGGGCTACGCTACGACTACCCATTACGGTCCTCCTCTCCCAGCACGGCGTCAACGCGGGCAAGAAACTCTCTTTTACGTTGGCACGACCAGCATTCCGGGGCTGAGCATCCTTCTAAGCGCCAAGCCCAGTCTCTACGAAACTCTGCAAGAAGAGAGCGGGCCACAGAACCATCAGAGACAATATGTACAACCGCCGCGTTATCCACAGAGCGCCTCGGCAAGAGCATTCAGCTTCACAGGCTCCAAAGCGAGGGCCTCGGTGACGCGGTTGCAGCCGAACGCCTTGAGCTGGCCAATCGCCTCTTCCATGGAATGCTTGGCGATGTAGCCATTGAGCAGGCTGCGCAGTTCGTCGGCGCTGACGGTCCTAACTTCGGGGGCAAGAACAGTGGCGGTCGGCGCAGTTACAGACTGGGTGGTGACGCTGGCCGCCGCAGTTTGGACAGCGGAGGCGGGAGTAGGGTCCGCCGGTGCGGCCTGGGCTTTGGCAGCCTCCATCTCAGCCTTGGTGCGGCGGGTGCGCTTGGATGTGATGGGCGTGGGCTCAGGTTGGGCAGGGGCTGAAGGGGAAGTTGGCGCCGCCGGCTCTGCCTGAACAGGAACGCTCGACGCTGGCGTAATCCTGATAGGAGTGCCAAAGATCGATTCTTCTTCATTCTTAGGTGCTGGGGGCTGGGAGGTAAGGCCGTTGGGTACCAGGCCGGCTGTGGCTGTGGGAAACAGGGAGGACAGAAGCGAAACAAGCCCTTGTGCCTCCGCCTGACCGATTTGTGAAGTTTCAAATTGAATGTTCATGTTGGATGCGCCTTTCAGATTTGCATAGCTTGTGACTTCCACATAACCCTACATCACCTAAGTTATAGTGTCAAGAACTATTTTTAAGGTGTGTTGGCCATCACAAAATCTTGGCTAACTCCTTCATTTTACGGGTGAGCACGTCCTGGACATGTTCGTCAACCGAGTTATAGAGTGAAAAGATTCGAGCGCGGACGGGGTTCTTTTGACCTAAACGATGCGTCCGCATTACAGCTTGGGTGTTGTCGGCTGGTGACCACGACTGTTCCATAAAGACAACTTCATGACAATTTTGCAAGTTGATTCCAGTGCCCGCAGCCGTGATGTTTCCGACTAAAACGCGACAAGTAGGATCGTTCTGAAACCTGTCAATGTTCTCCTGACGCTTCGCTGCCGGCGTCGCTCCGTAAACCACCACAGGATTGTATACCTTCAGCCGCTCAGCCATCCATTCAATCCCCGCGGTGTGGATTCCAAAGACTACAATCTTGTCGAGGCCGTTAGAGGCAAGATCCTCATCCAACTGCTCGGCAATCGCAGAAATTTTGCAGAAAAGAATATAGCGCCGGAGAGTAGTGACACTTGCGGCAGTTCGTTCGAGAAGATTGACCTGTGAGTCAGAATCAGTCGAAGACAGCGCAGCCTCAAGTTGAGCATCAGCCTGGGTGAGTTGCGGAATAAGCGGGATAAACTCAGGCGCCAAAGCAGCATCCGCGCGCGGCACAGTGATGGTCTGAAAAAACAGCGGCGGCAAATCTGGGAGAACTTCAGCCTTAGTTCTGCGGAGCATGTGCGGCGCGAGACGGGCCTTTAGCTCATCGACGTTGCGACTTCCAGTGATGGTGTAGCCGTAGGCGCTGTCAAAGCCTGTCGTGAAGCGAAAAACAAAATCATAGTACGATTCCGTGGCCAAGCCCATCGAGCGCATACTTGTGAAAAATTCAGAAAAATTATTTGGACAGGGTGTTCCAGAGAGCCTATAAACTCGTTTGCAGTTTGAGGCAATACCTACAATCTTTTTGCCAAGCCCGTAAACTGCTTTTGTTCTTTTCGCAGTACGAGATTTTAGTAGATGAAATTCATCACAAAGAAGCACGTCCCAGTTGACGGCTTCAAGCAGGTGCTTGTACGCAACGGCGTGGTCATAACTAGCTACAACAACTCCATGGTTGCGAGGTTTTTCTCCACCGGGGAGTAACACCTGAATCGGACGATCCAAAGGGGAGAAGCGTTCAAATTCCCTCAGCCAGTTAATCCTTACAGATGCTGGAGTCAAGACCAAAATATTTTGTGCCCCAACTAGATCGCACGCTCGAATCGCGGCGGCCGTTTTCCCCAAGCCTTGCTCGTCGCAGAGCATCGCCTGAGCCCTGGCGGCGAGCCACGCGGCGCCAATGGCTTGGTAGGGCAGGAGGTCAAGAAGCGGGGCGTGGTAGGGCTGAGTCATGAGAGAAGCTCCGCGAGCTGGTATGCTTTTTTAGCGGTTTCAAAACCTTCTTCCGTTAATGGGAAATAGCCGAGATGCCTAGTCCTGCCAGCAAGGTGGATGCGCGCGCAATATCTCTTAGCTTTATATATTACTACCCCTCTATACCCGGTTTTGTAGACTCGCTGAACTCGCTGGCTTCGGTAATTTTCGAGAGTGACGCCCTCCTGGCTGACACCCAAACTTGTTTCTATGAAAGCGAAGTCCCCAAAGTACAAATCCGCCGCAAAGGCGTAAGTTTCAGAAGCGGCTTTGAGGCCAGAAGGGTTTAGAAAAAAAGAGCCAAGATGCAATGTCTTCCCACCAGCTCGGATCGCCGCTTGATACCTTCCCCTTGCGATGTAAACACCCTTTACTCCTGTGGTGTTGTTACGGCGAATTCGTACATTTCTACCGTTCTCCAAATTTGATGCAATTCGTAAATTAGCACGCCTGTTGTCGGTAGTGTTGTGACAACGGTGGTCCCCTTTCCGTTGATCTCCGAATTCTAAGCCTAAAATCTCACGATGCATTAAGATAGAGTGCCTCTTCCCACCGGCAGGTGGCGAGTTACGCCCGGCATAGAAACTGCGAGTTTTTGGGTTCCACTGGGCAAACCATTTCCATTGGGCTAACCAATCGTAATCGGTGGCGTCAACAATCGCAAATTGTCCCCTCGTAAGGGGAATTCTGCGGTACAATTCATTTGGTGGGGTTGTCATTGACGGTCCTCCGAGACCTGAGATGTACGGGAGTCACAAGCTCCCACAACCCCATTCTACAACCAATTCATCTTCTGCGCATAGAAAAAAGCAATGAGGCAGCATTCGGCGCGGCCATCGTCGCGGACGCGGCGAAATGAATCGGCACTCTCAGGAAAAAATTTCATCGCCAGTTCTCTCGCGTGCGTTTTATTTTCGGCCTGGCTCTCGTTTGTGAGGCGCCGCAGGCCCATAGCCGATTTCCACTGAGACGGAGCGACCGCTTCATAGGGGATGGACAAGGCATTTAGTATCCCGTGAACGACACCCGTGCTGCGGCCGAACGCGAAAACTCCCATTTGCCTGGGGCGCCCGCAGACGTTCTCTATCACCGCGCGGAGGTCGCCGCGGGCTACCTGAAACTTGAGCATATCCACAAGCGCCGCGAGTTGGATGCCATCAACTTGGCCATCTTTGGCTGGGGTGTCAAAGACCTGGACCTTTCGTGTTCGGATCTCAAAAAGACAAATTGCCCCCTTAATGCCCGGGTCCACTGAGATGATGTGCGTGGGCGCCGGGGCCAGGGCTGTGATGTGGGCCTCCGCCCGCCGGGGCTTCACAAAACCACCCCGCACAGCCAAACTACCGCTGCCCACCCCACAAAACCAATCAGGATGCCGATAACAATGTCAACTACATCAGTTCTTTCACCTTTCATCGCACGGCCTTCCTCCCCGATTCTGCTCGGTGAACTTATCAATGCTGTTCGAGGAGATGTGCAGCCGACCATTCCTGCCTTGGCCGCGCCATCCTGTCAACTCGCCTTCGGAAAAAAGTTTGTGGATATAACCGGCCGCGACTCCAAGGAACGCAGCAGCCTCTTTTGAGCTAAGGTATTCTTTGCCGATCGTTTGGGGGATCATTGCGGGGCTCCTTTTGCCTGTTTGTGGCTGGTACGATTTACCACGTGAGAATCAAAACTACGGCTGTAATAGCAGCCAGGATGAGCGATACGCGCTCAAGCCGTTTCATCGCGGGCAGTGCAGTGTGGGGGATGTTCCCCTCTTTGGTAATCTTGTAAGGCATTTTCATCGTCTCCAATCTGTTTGTGCTGCGTAGATTTCAGAGCGTGCAGGCTCCGGCTCGTACTCGCCTGTGAGCCGTTTGCGACCCTCAGACATAGCGCGGAAGCAGTAGTAGGTGTTAAGCACGGCTGCCGCGTCGAGGATCAGCAAAAATTGAGCGGCATTCATACGGTTGGCCTCCCTGTGAGAATCGCATCTTCAAGCCATTGGTTGTATTTTGTATTGGCGGCATCGGCGGCATCGGCGGCGTTGGCGGCGGCCCTGGCGGCGTTGGCGGCGGCCCTGGCGGCGTTGGCGGCATAGATGGCGGCCCAAGCGGCGGCGTTGACGGCGGCATCGGCGGCGTTGGCGGCGGCCCTGGCGGCGTTGGCGGCGGCCCTGGCGGCGTTGGCGGCATAGATGGCGGCCCAAGCGGCGGCGTTGACGGCGGCCTCGACGGCCTTGGCGGCGATATTTTTATCTCCCGTGCGCAAAAACTCCATCACAACCGCAGGCATCGCCCCAAATTTTGAGGTATCCCAATCAAGCGCGATTTTGTCCAAGGCCACGCGTCGCAACCACGCGAGTATCACATCAGTCGCGTCATATCCCCAAAGCGCTGTGCGAGATTGTGCCGCCGATTTGTCATCCCCATCGATCCGTTCACCGCCCAGCTCGACGCTCCAGACGTACAGCCCTGGAGCATTTACCAGTGCATCGATGATGCGTTCCGAAGCGTGCAAACCACATTTGCACAAACTCGGGTCACAATCTACGGTTAAAGTTTCCCCGGCGACGACTTTGCGTCCGTCATCGTAGCGCAATTTGCAATCAAGATTCGTAAAATGCCACATTTTTGTTTCCTCCCTTGCATGATGTGTGCGGATTGGTGCGAAATTGCACCTGTTAGGCTGCTAGGCCCAGTGATAGCCGCTTGCTTCTTGGTTTTCCGCCTGTGGTATTTGCGATTGGCCGCTGGATGCGCTGCGGTCTGACGGCAAGACGGAACTAACTGCGGCTCTT